GACTCAACCAGAGGGTGGTCCACGCAAAAAGTCGTTCTGTGCCCGTTCAGCGGGGCAGATGAAGATGTGGCCGGAAGCGGCCAAAGACCCCGAAAGCCGCCTGAGGAAGGCGCGCAAAGCCTGGAAGTGCTGACATGGAATCCTTGGTCTGGAACACAATTCTCACGGTCCTACTTGGCGTGGTGGCATATCTCATGATGTCAAAATTTGCTGAACTGGACAGGCTCAGTATTTTGCTCAACAAGACCCGCGAAGAGATTGCGCGGGATCACATCACACGCGCAGAGTTCCGGCAGGACATGGGCAAGTTGTTCGACAGGTTCGACTTGCTAGAGAAGAAGTTGGATGGTCTGCGCGACCGCAGAACACCTCCGGGGAACTGAAGTGCCTGTACAGTCCGAGAAACAGCGCAGGTTTATGTATGCTTCACTTGCAGGCAAGACAGATGTCTCGCCCAGCGTAGCGAAGAAGTTTGTTGGTCCCAAAGCACATGCCGAAGGAGGCAGTATGAAAGAGTCCAAGGAAATGATGAAGAAGGAAGTGGCCTTCATGAAGAAGAAGGGCGCTCCGAAGTCGATGCTCAAGCACGAGATGAAGGAAGCCAAGGGCTACGCCAAGGGCGGCGGCATCGAGTCCAAGGGTAAAACCAAGGGCAAAATTGTGAAGATGATGGGCGGCGGAAAGTGCTAAGGAGGGGCTATGCCTCAAAACTACCGTACTCCCACTTCAAGAGAGTTCTCAAAACTTAGCGCCGCTCGTAAGTTGATGCAACAAGGCATTGAGGGTGAAAACTCAATGCTGTCTCGCATGATGCCAACAATGGCAAAGTCTTCGCGTGATGAAATCCGCAGGGCCAAGGAACTTCGTGAAAAGGTTCCTGCCGCTGCCCGCGAAGGTGAGGCATACAACGAAGCGGGCTACGCCAGCGGCGGCTCTGTCAAGGGTAGCGGCTGCGAACAGCGCGGCCTTCGCAAGTGCAAGGTGGTGTGAGATGCGCCAAAGCAGGGGCATGGGTGACATTCGACCTGAATTGAAGAAGCGCCGTGACAACACCGACTTCCTTCAGGGCGGGAAACGCCATGCCCGCCGTGACAACACGGACTTTGCCGAGTACGCCGAGGGTGGTGGTCTGTACGCCAACATCAACGCCAAGCGCAAGCGGATTGCCGCTGGATCGGGTGAAACCATGCGCAAGCCGGGTTCTCCCGGCGCTCCTACTGCCAAAGCCTTCAAGCGTTCTGCGCTGACAGCAAAGTAAGCCATGACCACATCCGGCACCGCTACGTTCAACCTCGACCTCAATGAGATCGTTGAAGAAGCATTCGAAAGATGCGGTGCTGAGTTGCGCACGGGCTATGACCTGAAGACTGCACGGCGAAGCCTAAATCTGTTGTTTGCCGCGTGGGCCAATCAGGGCATAAACATGTGGACTATTGAGCAGGGTACACAAGTCCTGACCGCTGGCACCAACACCTACACGCTGCCCGCCGATACGGTGGATCTGATTGAGCACGTGATCCGCACAGGCGCGGGAAATGTCTCCACGCAAACTGACTTGACCATCACGCGCATCAGTGTTTCTACCTACTCGTCCATCCCCAACAAGCTCCAGTCTGCAAGGCCGATCCAAATTTGGATCAACCGCCAAGCAGCAGCGCCGCAGTTCACGGTGTGGCCAACGCCTGACAATTCTCAGACGTACACGCTTGTCTACTGGCGGCTTCGCAGGATTCAGGACGCTGGTGCGGGTGGCACGTACACACAAGATGTACCGTTCAGGTTCATCCCCGCTTTGGTGTCAGGACTGGCGTACTACCTGTCCATGAAGATCCCCGGTGCGATGGAGCGGATGCAGGTACTGAAGGCGCAATACGATGAGGACTGGCTGGCAGCTTCTACAGAAGATCGTGAGAAGGCAGCGGTGCGGTTCGTGCCTCGCCAACAATTCATATCATGAGCAACCGCTTTGCAAACGGCGCAAAGGCATTCGGCTACTGCGATGTCTGCGGGTTTCGTTTTGACCTCAAAAAGCTCAAGAATCTCGTAGTCAAAACCAAGCAAACACAGATCAAAGCGTGTCCCCAATGCTGGACCCCAGACCAGCCACAGTTGTTACTTGGTACTTTCCCAGTCTCGGACCCCCAGGCCATCCGCGATCCTCGGCCTGACACGAACACTTGGTACTCGTCTGGTGTGACTGCTACGGGCTCGTTCGGCGGGGGTAGCCGGGTGATTGAGTGGGGCTGGAACCCTGTGGGTGGGTCCAGAAGTTTTGATGCCGCCTTGACGCCGAATGCCTTGGCACCAAGGGGTTTAGTAGGTACAGTCACGGTCAGCACGACCTGAACACAAGGAGCCCGAAATGGCAGAGAAAGACAGCAAGGCAATGGCCGCTCTTCGCGCACATGCGAAGAAGCCTGCGAAGCAGGCGCACGGCTTCAAGAAGGGCGGTCCCACCACTGAGGACCGTATGCGCCTGGGCAAGAACATGGCCCGCGCCATGAACCAGAAGACGGGGTGAAACATGGGCAAGATCAAGCAACTCCCTCCTGCCAAGCAGGCATACCCGCAAGAGGCTGAGAACCCTCGGGATCTGTGCATGGTGCTGGGCAACATCTCCAAGCATCCCGCTCCTGCAGCCAAGACCACGGGCATCAAGCAGCGTGGGTCCGGTGCAGCTACGCGGGGCTACATGTCTCGCGGGCCAATGGCGTAAAACATGAACTACACCGAGTTGAAGACCGCTGTTGAGGATGCCACTGAGAATACGTTCTCAGCGACGGACTTCGCCACGCTCACGCAGTTGGCAGAGCAGCGCATCTACAACTCTGTGCAGCTTCCTGCGCTGCGCAAGAACGTCACGGGCACGCTGACCAGCGGGAACCAGTACCTCTCGGCACCGACAGATTTCCTGTCTGTCTTCAGCATCGCAGTCATTGATGGGTCGGGGAACTACGAGTACCTGCTGAACAAGGATGTGAACTTCATCCGCTCGGCGTTCCCAAACCCCAGCACGACAGGCACTCCGAAGTATTACGCCCTCTTCGGCCCTGACTCGTCAAATTTAACGGAGTTGACCTTCATCCTCGGTCCCACTCCTTCTGCTGGGTTGACGGCAGAACTGCACTACTTCTACTACCCGGTGAGCATCGTGACTGCGGGTACGTCTTGGCTGGGTGACAACTTTGACTCCGCGCTGTTCAACGCGGTGATGGTCGAAGCCGCCCGGTTCATGAAGCAAGAGCAGGATATTGTCCAGATGATGGACAAGGAATACGCCCAATCGCTGGTTCTGCTGAAGAACCTTGGTGATGGGAAAAATAGGATGGATGCCTACAGAAGTGGGCAAGTCCGGACAAAAGTGATTTAAGGAGTAAGAAATGCCCATTACCCAATGCATGGTTACATCGTTCAAGGCGGACGTTCTTGGCGGTGTTCAAGATTTGGACACGGATACCATCAAGCTGGCGCTTTACACAAGTGCTGCTACGCTGGACGCAACGACGACGGCCTATTCTTCTACCAACGAAGTGGCGGCTAGTGGCTCGTACACAGCGGGTGGGGGCACCTTGACTGGTGCTGTAATCTCTACGTCAGGCACAACGGCGTTTGTTGATTTTGACGATATTTCGTTTACGTCTGCAACGATCACTGCCAGAGGGGCGTTGATTTACAACGAAAGCAAGAGCAACAAGGCTATTGCGGTGTTGGATTTTGGTTCCGACAAAACCTCTACTGGGGGCACGTTTACGGTGCAGTTCCCGACTGCTACGGCTTCGGATGCGATCATCCGGTTTGCGTAAGGAGCGGTCATGGCTAGCAGCTTTCCTGGCGCACTTGACAACATTGCAGCCAACAAGACTAACGCGACTGTTAGCCTTGATGATCACGCGCCCCACCACAACACGCTAGCAGATGCTGTAAACGCTGTTGAAACTGCGCTGGGCGTAAACCTTAACAACGTCATCAGCCTGCCGCAGAATGCTCAAAGCGCGGCGTACACGCTTGTTTTGTCTGACTCTGGAAAGAGCATCGTCCACCCGATCACGGACAACAACGCTCGGACCTTTACGATTCCCGCAAACGGTTCGGTGGCGTACCCTGTGGGCACGGCGGTTACGTTCATCAACATGATCAACACCGTGACCATCGCCATCACCACGGACACGATGTACTTGGCTGGAGCGGGAACCACAGGCAGCAGAACGCTGGCGGCTTACGGTGTGGCTACGGCTATCAAGGTCACCAGCACAAGCTGGATCATCTCTGGCAACGGCCTGACCTGACCATGAGCGGCGTACTGCATGGTGTCATTGCCAGTTTGGCGGGGCGAGTAACTGACGCCTTTTGGAAGTACGTTACCCTGCTGCTGAACACCACCAGCACCAACGGCGCTCAGAACAACACGTTCCTCGACAGCAGCACCAACAACTTCAGCATCACGCGCAACGGCGACACCACGCAGGGATCGTTCAACCCGTACATGCCCAGCGGGTACTGGAGCGGGTTTTTTGATGGGACTGATGACCGCCTGACGGTTGCAGACAACGCGGCGCTTCGACCTGGAACTGGAAACTTTACTATTGAGGCATGGGTGTTCCGCACTGCCAGCGGGGCTGCACATACTATCTATGCTAAGGGCGGGGCCTCTACGGGCTTTGTTTTCCAGATTACGTCTGGAAATGTTCTGCGTTTTACGGATACCACGACAAACATTGACTCTACCGGCACTGTCGCGGCGAACACTTGGGCGCATGTGGCTGTTGTGCGCGAAGGCACCGGCACGAACCAACTCAAGCTCTACATCAACGGCACGAACGATGGTCAGGGCACAGTCAGCACAAACTTTAACCAAACGGAAGAACTGCGCATTGGAGAAAACCGTGGCGCAACGGAAGATTTTGCTGGCTACATCTCCAACGTCCGGTTTGCAACGACCGCCGTCTATACCGGAAACTTTACACCTTCCACCACCCCGCTGACGGCCATCACCAACACCTCCCTGCTGTGCTTGCAGGACAACCGCTTCATTGACAACAGCACCAACGCCTTTGCCATCACGCGCAATGGTGACACGCGCATCAGCAAGTTCGCGCCGTTCAACCCGCCAGCGTCTTACAGCACGGCCTCGTATGGGGGCAGTGGGTATTTTGATGGGGCGGGGGATTATCTTGCGCTTCCAACAAACACTGCTTTTGCTTTTGGCACCGGCGATTTTACAGTTGAAGCCTGGATTTACGACAATGGAACCACGGCAGCATTTGCTCAAATAGCGGGCGCAAGCACCTATGGTGTTAACAATGAATTTTTGTTTTCTTTGAATGGAAGCACAAGAAAACTATTTGCGCAACTTGGCGCAACAGGGGGCGGTAATTCTACTGGTGATGTGCCAAAAAACGCTTGGACGCATGTTGCAATTGTTCGTTCCGGGACAACGGTTACGTTCTACATCAACGGCACCTCCAGTGGTTCATATACAGACTCTGACTCTGTGGCGTCAACAATTACGCCGACTATTGGTGCTGCCAGCAACGATAATGCGGACAGTAGGTTTTTGGGCTACATCAGCAACCTCCGGATTGTCAAAGGCACCGCTGTCTACACCGCCAACTTCACCCCGCCAACCACACCTCTCACCGCCATCACCAACACCAGCCTGCTGCTGAACTTCACCAACGCAGGCATCTTTGACGCGGCCACGATCAACGATGGTCAGACCGTGGGCAATGCTCAGGTCAGCACCACGCAGGCGAAGTGGTCACCAACCAGCATGTCGTTTGATGGCACGGGCGACTACCTGACCGTCATTGACAAGCCGGAACTGCGCATTGGCACGGGTGATTTCACCATTGAAGGCTGGGTGTACCTGACCGCTACGGGCGTGGCTTATGGACTGGTGAGCAAGGGCACAGCCAGCACGGGTTGGTCGGTAAACGTCACTTCGGGCAACAAGCTCCAGTTCAGCTACACCGCCACGCAACTGACAGGCGCTACCTCTCTGGCATCCGGCACTTGGTACTACTTTGCGGTGGTTCGGTCGGGCACGGCATCAGGAAACCTGCGTGTCATTCTGGACGGATCTACAGACGCCACCAGCGCGGGCGCGGTGAACGACAACTTCAACCAGACGAACGTGCTGTATGTCGGCGCTGACCGTGTGGCAGGTGCTGTGCTCAATGGCTACTTGCAGGATGTCCGCATCACCAACGGATACGCCCGCACGACCTCTACCCCCACCTCAGCCTTCCCGACGCTATGACGCTCTACAGCAAAAACGGGTCGATCCCGAAGCCTGAGACGGACGGCACACCCGGCTGGGTGGAGGTGCCTGAGCCTCCTGTGCCTGGACCCGGTGAGGAAACGGTCTGGTGGTGCCCGCCTGGGTGGGTGGTGCGGCCTGTGGAGCCTGAGCCGGTCGAGGGCTATGTGTGGAAGTGGAGCCAGAGCGAGACGCAGTGGGTGGACTATCCGGTAGATCCTGAGCCAGCACCACCACCTCCTCCTCCTAACGGCACCATCACTGTCCCGGCTCCTCTGCCTAGCGGGAACGTAACGCTATGAACATCAAGCCCGCCAAAGGCCCGGTTCGCTGGTGGTTGAAACTTACCGGCTTTGCGGGCATTACGCTGCCGCCGTTCGGAATTTACATCTTGGCCGAGCGGTTGACTGATCTTGACTTGATCCGGCACGAGAGAGTGCATTGGGCGCAGTACCAGCGCATGGGGGCGATCAAGTTTTACCTGACGTATCTGTGGCAGATGCTGCGCTATGGATACTGGAATTCACCGATGGAGCGCGAGGCGCGAGGTGAATAGTGCCAGCACAACTTTACGGCGACTCAACCTACGGTAACGGCACCTTTGGTGGTGACGCGCCGAATGACGCCTATGGTGCGTTTACCTACGATAGCGGAACCTACGGGAACCCAGCAGGCGGTTTAGTTGTTGTTACGGGGGTTCAGGCTACTGGACAGGTAGGAACCGTTGTTGCCACGGGCGGCGCACTGACAAGTTTGTCAGGCGTTCAGGCTACCGGGCAGATTGGCAATGTCACAGTTGTTGCCACAACCAGTGTCACAGTAGATGTAACCGGCGTCCAGGCCACGGGGCAAGTTGGTGATGTTTCCGTAACAGGCGGTGCGATTGCTCTGCCCACGGGCGTTCAGGCTACTGGACAGATCGGCACGGTCACGGTAGACCTAACGCTCACTGTCCCGGTCACAGGGGTTCAGGCGCAAGGATTTATCGGCACTGTCTCGGTCACGGGCGGCGCTATCATAGTTCCCACTGGCGTGCAAGCGCTTGGGCTGGTAGGATACGTCAATGTCTGGGGGCTGGTGCCCAACACTCAGAATCCAAATTGGACAGGGGTTGTAGACGCTCAAACGCCGGGGTGGGTTCCAGTACCAACAGTCCAAGGTCCGAATTGGACCCAAATGATCAACTGAGGTTCAAATGCCTTCATACACCACAAGCCTTCGACTGGTTCAGCCTGCTACCGGGGAGTACTCTGGAACCTGGGGTACGGAGGTCAACACCGGCCTGACGGCGCTGGTAGACGCTTCCATTGCAGGAACCACCAGCATCACGATGACGGCGGCGAACTACACGCTGACCAATGCCAACGGTGTAGCAGATGAAGCGCGGGCCATGTTCCTTGTGCTTGGTGGAACGCCGGGGGCTTCGTTCGCAGTCATTGTCCCGTCGGTCAGCAAGCTGTACTTTGTGACCAACAACACGGGGTTTGCTCAGACAGTCAGAACTTCTGGCACGGGGATCTCAGTTCCCAACGGGGCCTCCATGACCCTGCGGTGCGACGGCACGAACGTGGTGGTGGCACAGAACTACTTTGCTTCTATGACGCTGGGCTCGGCTTTGCCTACAGGGTCTGGGGGAACGGGAAGTACGTCTACAACTTACTGCTCACTGACTACTAACGTCACTGGCACGCTTCCTGTAGCCAATGGCGGAACTGGAGCGACTACGAGCACGGGCACGGGGGCTGTGGTGTTGTCCAATAGCCCGACGCTCGTTACTCCTGTACTTGGAACACCAACGTCAGGCAACTTCAGCAGCGGCTCCTTTACTTGGCCGACGTTTAATCAAAACACGACCGGTACGGCAAGCAACGTCACGGGCATCGTTGCAGTAGCAAACGGGGGCACGGGGCAGACGACTCAACAAGCGGCGATCAACTCGCTGGCTGGTGCAACGACGAGTGGTCAGTTCCTGCGGGGCAACGGCACGAACGTCGTGATGTCCGCAATTCAAGTAACGGACGTTCCAACCCTCAACCAGAACACGACCGGCACGGCGGCAGGGTTGTCGGCAACGCTGGCGGTTTCAAGTGGGGGTACTGGAGCGGCTACATTTACGGCAAACAATGTCCTGTTGGGTAACGGAACGTCTGCTTTTCAGGCGGTAGCGCCTGGGACAAATGGCAACGTACTGACTAGCAACGGAACAACATGGCAGTCAAGTGCTCCTTCAGTTGGCGTTGCTACCATTAATTTTGGCACCACTGGACTTACGCCTAGCACGGCCACAAACGGCGCTGTGAATGTCGCCGGTACATTGGCTACTGCTAACGGCGGAACCGGCCTGACATCTTTTACCGCCAACGGGATTGTCTACGCATCTTCAACGTCTGCATTGGCTACGAGCAGCGGGCTGACGTTTGACGGCACGAACTTTGCCACCACCGGCACCGCATCGGCCACCAAGCTGATACCCACGGGTGGCGCGGCCACGGGCAACGGGATGTACCTGCCGGCGGCCAACACGCTGGCGTGGAGCAACAACGGCGCTGAAACGATGCGTCTCGACTCCTCCGGCAACCTCGGGATTGGGACAAGTTCGCCGGGGGCAAAACTACACATCAACAGCGGCGCATCTGATGAAGTTGCGCGCTTTGAGGGCACAGGTGAGCCGTTCATTTCGTTGTATGACAACGGCACCCGCGATTTTTATTTGTTTGATACCACAGAGATTCGTGTGTGGGGGCAAGCAAATAAAGCAATGGCGTTTGCCACCAACAACACCGAACGCGCCCGCATCACGCCCGGGGGTGAGGTTTACATTGCTGGTACTACTGACCAAGGCGCGTACAACCTTCAAGTTAACGGAACGGGCGTATGGGGTGCTGGCGCATATGTCAACGGCTCTGATAAGCGACTGAAGGACAACATCCAGACGCTTGATGACGGGCTTTCGGTTGTCTCCCAACTGCGCCCGGTGACGTTCCAATACAAGCCCGAGTACAGCAAGGACCAGAGCGTACAGCCGGGATTCATCGCGCAGGAGTTGCAGCAGGCGATGGATGGCAAGGACTACCTTGACGGTGTGGTGCAGTCTGGGCCTAAGTATCTGAACGTGGCGTATCAGAACCTGATCCCGATTTTGACCAAAGCAATCCAAGAACAGCAAGCCCTCATCACCGACCTCCGCGCCCGCGTGGCCGCTCTGGAAGCTGCATGATCACTCTCATCGCCCTCGTGTTCGCAGCCAGCTACGCGCTGTGGATCTTCTACCTCGCGGTCATGAACTTGAAGCGTGTGCGCGACATGGGCAAGCTCGGCACCCTCTCCAAGGTGTTCGGTTATCCGGTGCTGCTGGTGGGCTACGCACTGGACGTGCTGGTCAACGTCACGCTGATGACCGTGCTGTTCTTGGAGATCCCCCGAGAGACAACCGTGACCGCAAGGCTCAAGCGACACAACCGCACGGGCTTAGGCTGGCGTCAACGACTTGCTGCGTGGTTTGAACCGTTGATCGACCCCTACGACCCCAGCGGGGATCACATCTAGGAAACAACATGCTTGACATCCTCGGCGGAGGCCTTCTCGGATCTATCTTTGGGGGCTTGTTCCGCCTTGCCCCGGAAGTGCTGAAGTTTTTTGACCGCAAAAACGAGCGCCAGCACGAACTTAAAATGTTTGAGCAGCAGTGCCAACTGGAGCAACTGCGCGGCGCTCAGAAACTGCAAGAGATTGGCGCTCAGCATGGGATGGCCGTAGACACGGGCGTGCTGGATGCGTTTAAGTCGGCACTGGATCAGCAGACCGAAATGGTCAAAGTTGCAGGCGGCTGGGTGGCGTCTCTCAGCGCATCAGTTCGTCCGGTGGTGACCTACTGGATTCTGTTCATCTGGTCGTTCGTACACATTTGGTTTGCATGGAATGCTTGGCTGCAAGGCATGCCGCCAGTGGAAGTGTTCAAGACCGCCATGTCGCCTGACTTTTCAGCATTGGTTGCGGGCACCATAAATTTCTGGTTCCTTGATCGCGCCTTGAAGCAAAGGGGTCTTGCGTGAACCTCGACGTAGCCGTTGCCCTGTGCAAACAGTTTGAGGGGCTGCACCGTCTTGGAAAGGACGGGCTGATCTATCCTTACATCTGCCCAGCAGGCTACCCCACCATCGGTTGGGGCACGGTTTACAAACCTTCAGGCAAGAAGGTTACGATGGACGACCCACCCATCACCCGCGACATCGCCGACGCTTGGCTCATGGACGAGATTCAGCGGGTCTGTGCGTCTGCGGTGATGCGGCAGTGCCCTGAGCTTTTTGCTTGGAGCGTGACCAACGGAAACTGGCGGGCCTTCTGCGCTATTGCTGATTTCACGTACAACCTAGGGACAGGTAGACTCCAGACATCCACCCTTCGGCGCAAACTGCGTGCGCTTGATTGGGAAGGTGCCAAGGAGCAGTTGGCCCTATGGGTGCGCGGGGGCGGGCGTGTCTTGCCGGGGCTCGTAAAACGTAGGGCCGCAGAGAGTGCGTTGCTGGGGTAAACATGCTCAGAAAATTGCAACTCAAGTCGGGACTGAACCGCGAAGGAACACGCTACAGCACGGAAGGCGGCTGGTACTCCTGCGACAAAATCCGTTTCCGCTCAGGTCAGCCTGAAAAAATTGGCGGCTGGCAGCAGGTTACGAACAGTCAGTTTCTTGGCATCTGCCGCTCACTGTGGGCGTGGTCATCTCTAGGTGGTGCGAGGTATGTCGGGCTTGGGACGAATCTCAAGTACTACATCGCCCTTGCGGGTGGCGGTTTGTACAACGATGTCACTCCCATCAGGGATACCGTAACGCTGACAAATCCTTTTTCTACAACTAACGGATCACCAACGGTAGCAGTGTCCGATGTCGCACATGGTGGTGTTACTGGCGACTTTGTGACGTTCTCCGGCGCTACCGCAGTGGGTGGCTTGACTCTGAACGGCGAATACCAGATTACGGTTACTACCGTAGACGCCTACACCATTACAGCAAGTTCCAATGCTTCATCCACTGCTGGCCCCGGTGGCGGCACGGTAAATGCGGCATATCAGATCAATGTCGGTGATGAGATA